TTCTACTTGAAACTCAATGTCCGCATCAATGAACATTAAACGAGTAAAGTCGCTTTGTAGGAAATAAGCAACAAGAACATTACGTGCTCGCGTCACCAATGACTCATTCGCAATAGTACCGAATGCGATAGGAATTTGGTGTTGATTGCAGAATGTAAGCAAACGAATTGTTGATCTGAAATATGCTTCAGTTAATTGTCCACCATAGCAAGGAGTTGCAATAAAGATTCTTTCTTTTCGCAAATCATCCAATTTAACCTCTAAACGAGATTCGTTTGGTTTTGCAGGCGTGCCGCCTGCATTAGGGACCTTCGGAAGTGAAGGAACCTTTGGTAATGCCATAGGCTTTACTTTATTTGTCATAATAACTCCAATTTAATTATAAGGGTTGTACTTCGAAAATAGTATATTTGAACGATGCTATCGCGGTAAAATATTCTACGCTAGCTGATGCTATATCAAAATCTAAAGCCTGCAATGATATAGGGAACAGATTTTTAAATATTATATTTACTTTAGGGTTGTTTGTCGAGTCTAAAATCGTTAAAGTTGCATCCGAGTATGCCAAAACTTCTTCTTTTCCTGTAGCTTTGGTAACAAACGGAAATCTACTTGGACGGTCTTTTGTGAATGTCGAGAATTGATTATAGTTCTCAGGGAAACCTAATGCAATTAACCATCTATACATTTCAAGATAATTTGACATATCTTCCGAAATCAAAAATCGAACTGTAAATTCTCCAAAATTTATTTTATCTCCAACCAATGGAACATCAGTAAATGGTGTAGGTTGTGTTGCAAAACCTAATTGTAAGTCCGGAATATTTGCAGATTGGCAAGTAAACGAAACACCGGGCAAGTCTTTAATACTAAACCTAAACGCATTCGGTCTAAGATAATCATTGGTCTTAGGCAACGAATTATAAAAAGATTGTTGTGCTGTACTGATATTTGCGGTATATGCCATTTATTTAATTCCTTCTCCTTATATTTATACCCTGTGCAAAGACAAAAAAAGGGGGAATTGCTTCCCCCTTTTAAGTCCGATCTTATTGTCGGTTGATTACATAAGGTTAATAACCTTAGTCTTACGATAGTACTGATTGCGAGCTGCTGTGAAGCTGTCGCCGTCTGCATCGTAACCATTGCTTGCTGTAACATATGGGTTTGCGATCAAGCCGTAACGTGTCTTGAAGCCGATTTTTGGCTGGAAGCTGTTAGGATCAATTGCGCGAACCATTTGTAGAGGAACATATGGGCAATAGAACATACCTGCGTCATAAGGGCTAGAACCTTTATAACCAACCATGTAGAACTGATTAGAAGCTCCTAGGTTTGCAGAATATGGATCAATATAAACACGGAAGCGGCCATTTAGAACGCCTGCGAATGTATTGCCTGTGTCGTCTACATTTAGATTTGTAGAAAGAGCTGGAGTATAGTCTAGAACGCCAGACATAGCTAATGCACTTGCAACGTCTGCAGAGCAAACGATGAAGTTACCTTTTCCTCTACGAGTATCTTGTGCAATGTGGTTAGCATCACGTTCGATATTGAATAGAAGACCTTTGAAGCGTTCAACTGACCAGCGACCGTTGGAATCAACGTCTAAGTCAAATGTACCTGCTGTTGCTGTTGCAGGTGAACCTGCTTTTGCAACTTTGTAAATTGTACGGATAACTTCGCGGTTGATTTCAAACATGAATTCTTGTGACAAGATGTTTGAAAGTTCTGCTTCTGCATCCAAGCCATGAATTGCTTTCAAGTCTTGTGCCAATTCAACTGTGTATTCTGCTTTCAATGCTCTTGATTTTGCAGTAACTGTTGTCTTGTCAATAGAGAAAGACATTTCTGGGAAGTCAGATTGAGCTTCCATTGACGCTGTCATTGTAGCATTACCAGTGTTGTATGTACCAAATACTGGGTTATTGCCTGTTGCGTCTTGGCCTGAGCTTGAGAATGAAGTATTAGCTTCATTGTACAATGCTTCTGTACGACCTGATGCTGTACGAGTAGCACCGTAGTTTGATCTCATTGCGAAGATCAAGCCTGTTGGGCCTGTCATTGGCTGTACGCCGCAAATGTCATAAGCCATTAGGTTAGGCATTGCACGACGAACCAAACCGATTAGGATTGGGTCATACTTGTCAATACCACCAGTTGCGCTGATGTTATTTGCAGGTGTTTCGAAAAGCGCTTGACGTTCTTCACGTAAAGACTTCTCTTGGTTTTCTAACAATACAGACGTAACTTGACGCTTGTAGTTGTCTTTGATTTGTGGAAGATCTGGGTGGTCAAGAATTGCTTCCCATTTCTGTTGTAGGTTTTCCGATAAAAACATTTATGTCTCCTTGTTGTGACTCTTTAATGACTTATTTATTTATAAGTTATTGTCTTTTGATTGTTCGGGATAAGGCTTGTGCATAAGTTGAAACAACACTGTTGTCAGAATATGCTTCAGTACTTGTGTCTTCTATTAGAGCTTGCTTTGCTGTTTCTTTAACAACTGCATCGCGAGGGAAGTAGTTCTCTTTAATAACAGTAACTTTTTCTTTGTAAAGTTCTGTGTTGTCGAATTCTACACCTTCTAGAAGTTTAGACAATTTATTAGCTTCTGTGTCCGCTAGATCTTTGGACATTTCTTTAATAATCATCTTTTTCTTAAGTTCTGTAAGTTCAGAATTTAAGCCAACATTGCTGTTGATTTGACCGTTTAGGCTTTCTTCTAACTCTGTTACTTTAACTTGTAGTTCACCAATTACATCATATTTTTCTTCAGGCACTTCAATGTAATGTTCTTTGAAGAGCGCCTTAAGTCCTGACATGAAATCTTCTGCAATTTCGTTACGAAGACCATTCTCGATTGCTAATTTATTTTCTTCTAAGTAGCCTTCAACTACGTAGTTCAAATATGCATCAATTTTTTCAACGATGCTTTCTTTGTATTCAATAAATTCTTGTGCATATTTTTCTTCTAGAGATTCTGCTACTTTTTCCATTTCGTTATTTACACGAGCAATAACTGCTGCTTCAAAAATGGATGTTGCTTTTTCTCTGAAATCTTCCGATAGGTCTTCGCCAAAGATTGGGGATAGATCAATCGGTTCAACAACTGTAGATTCTTCTTCGGTTGTTTCTTCTTCTGAAACAACTTCTGCGTTTTCATCTTCTGCAGTTTCTTCTTGGAATACAACACCTGTATTCTGAGGAATCTGACTTAGATCTTTTGTTGTTGTGAAGTTTGTTGCTGCACCTACAGGGCCTTTCATCTGGATATTATTTTTAGAAATACCCTTAGAAACGATAGCCCCTTGATTAACGTCGGCTTCGCCGTTACGCTCGTCAAATGTAGCATCTTTTGAATCGCCTTGCTTTGGTGACGAACTATCGCCAGAGTTGGCAGGTTTAATTGTGGAATCTTTTCCGCTAGTTGCAACCATTGGACCAGCAGAAGGAGCATCTTTCGAGTCGCCTTGTTTTGGTTGGTCCATAGCTTCGTCTAAAGAAGAAGCCTTCGCTGTTACGCGTTCTAGCAATTCCTTAACTTTACTTTCTACTGACATTATAGTGTCTCCTAAATGAATGTTCTCAATTGATATTTATAAGTTTAGTTATCTAGACAATTGATTAACGAATTGTTCAAATATCTGTAACTTAACTTCATCTAAATTTTTATGTGAAGTTTTCTTGATTTGTTGTTGTGCGCGTTCAACGTCCATTGCCTTCCAAACGCCATTATCTAAAATCCAATCTGCGGATTCCATGATGCCTTGCACAAAGGCGTCTGGTGCTGAAGGATCGGCAACAATATCAACGGTTGCTAGATGAAAGTCATCTTGCACTTCGTTAATTCCTTGTGAGTTCATTTTTAGAGATCCTAACCCGCGTGTGGATACTCCTAAACCAACTCCATTTTCTATTAAATTTCTTGCAATAACACCCATCGGTGTTTCTAATATTTTAGCTCTACCAATTACATCTTTTCCTTCCATTCTTAAGGAAGTAATTAGGTGGGAAACCTGATGTAAATTGATAGAAGGATTCTCGGGATGACCCAATTCACCCAATGATCTTTTGTGACCAATTAGGTCTTGATATTTGTTAACTTCTCGCTCCATGATGCCACGACCATAAGTGCGATTGTTTCTATTTTTAGTATCTGCTTGAGCAAATACACCTTCGATGTAGACATTTTTTCCTACACCGTCTTCTTTTGATTCTACAAGATAGTTTATATCTTGTGCAACTTCTTTAATTAATTTCATTTATACGCCTCTTAAATAAGAATTGGCTTGGAAATTGGGTTCTATAAATCCGGATGGTTTAGATAACGTCATATACATCGTTCCTCCGCCTGCAGGCATGACAACATGTATGTTACCATTATTATTTGCCGTATCTACTATTCCTAACATTTGATTTAATGACCAATTGTCATTACCATATAATGTTAAAACTTCTTCGCCAATTGCAGGCCAACCTACAGTTCTTTTTACAGTAATAGGACTGCCGCTAGCGCCTTCAGATGTCCAAAGTATTCCCGTAATATTAATTACAAGATTTCCCAAATCCATAGTTTCATCTGGTAATTTTAAATCTAAATAATTTATATTTGCTTGTCCAACGCCAATTACTTTGGCAACGGCTTGTTGTCTTGTTTTTTTAAGTATAGTGGTTTTTGCCATTTATTCCTCTTATTCTGTAGAGTCTTTGCTATACATTAAATAATCATGCACGCTATTAATAGAATCTTCTGCGGTTGTAACTTTAGATTGTACCCATGCCTCAAGCTGTGTGTCATTTGCAAGCTTGGTCATAATCATGTTTGACTTGGCAACAATAGTTCTAAGTTGAGAAATAATCATCTCACCTTCTTCGTCCCAAAACTTTTCTGAAAGCTCAGATTCTTTCATTGTCTTGTTTGGCTTAGGAGGAAGACCCATTCTTTTATGCAAAGCATCTAATTGATCTTGATCTGTTCCTCCAGTAAGAGCTTTGCTTGCTTTCTTAGCAACTGTTCTTACCATCTTACCAACAGACTTAGAAACGTCTTGCATTACACCTTCTTCAACTTCTTCAACTTCTTCGTTTCTAGATTTGCCTTTGGCAGCATAAGATGCTGCTAGTGCCATTTGAATGCGCTTAGCTTTAGACTTACCTGCAAATTTAGGATTATCGGAATGTACGAAATCGTGGATATACGTTCCTGCAGGATCAGATGCCTTTAACTTTTCTTCTAAAGAATCTTCTCTTAAAGTATTAAACTTCTTCATGTTCTTGTTCTTTACCTATTGTAGATGCAATTTCGATTTTTCTATCTTCCAAAGCATCTGTTAATTTACCTGAAATAATTTCATTAAATTTTGATAATGCATCAGATTGTTGTCCGTTGATAATATCGTCAACCATGTGGTGAATAATTGTAGATTCCATAATTTTCCTTATTGAGTATTATTATTTATATTTTGATCAGGCGGCATTTGTCCTGGTGGCATACCGGGCATACCTATTTGCGGTGGGGGTGGTTCCGCCGCAATCTGTTCTTTCATTTGGTCAATGTCTCTCTTAGACATTCTTAGCACCTCTGCCATCACATATTGCTGACTAAAATATGCACCAATGAATGGCTGTACTTGAGTCAATAAATCTACTCTATTTCTCATGTTCTCAGCATTTTTCATTTCTGCAAAATACTGATCTTGTGCATATCTATATTGAATCTTTTCTTTAACCGATTCCCAATCTTTATCTGTTAAAACACCCTTTAATATTAATTGGGTTTTTAAAAGATCGTTGAATAACTCATTAAACTTCTTACGCAATCTGTCGACAAACTTAGCAAACTTTAGTTCATCTCTTGTTATCTCTGTTGCTCTACCAAATGAAATACCTGTTTGAGGTTGCATTCTTGATAAAGGAACATTCAAAGCTTGATATAATTTATTCTGAAAATAATTAATATCTTCAATTTGGCCTAGATTTTCGCCGCCAGGTAATGTAGTAATTTCAGTACCTCTGCCGCCTTCTCTTCTTGGCAACCAGAAATCTTCTAGAGTAGACATCATTTTTCTGTCGTCTCTAATTTCACCGGTACTAGAATCGTACACAATTTTATTACGATATCTGGCCATGATGTCTTTTAAATATTGCTCAGCTTTTAGCTTAGGCAAATTACCAACATCAATATAAAATATTCTTCTTTCAGGAGCTCTAGCAATTCTATAAATTACCAAAGCATCTTCCATCATCTTTAATTGGTTAACGGGTTTAATTGCTTTATGCAATTGACCGACAACCACATTTTTGTCGTAATCCAAAAGTCCAGAAGGAACAAAACAAATAGAATCCGTTGTAATTTTAATACCCTGATTCGCAATAGCAGAATAGGTCGGATTATATGTTAAACCTTTTTCATTATAGATAAAGAATTCATCTATAGATTTAATTAAATCTACTCCGGTATCCTTATCTTTTTCTTTCTTGACTTCTCTAATTTTCTTGATCTTACGAGGATCAAGTTGCATTAATTCAAGAATACCTCTTTTTGGATTCTTAGCATCTATAATCTTTTGATAATATAATCTACCGTCAATATACCAACGTCTAAATATATCATAAGCTCTATTATCGAACTCTAAAAGTTTTAATATTTCATCAAATTCTTTTTCGATAGTATCTTTGATATCATCAGGTATATCTAATTTATCTAAATTGACCTTAACAATATCTTCATCGTCAACCGCAGCAATAGCTTCAGTTAATATTTCATCAATAGCTGCACTTGCATCTGAATACATTGAACATTCTCTGTAACGAGTTATGAGTTCATATTCAGATTTAGTAGTTGCATCTAAATCTACATACGTACCAAAATACCCTCCAGCTTGTACAGTGGATGAGCCATCATCTATGATAGGTGTGGCCCAGCCTTGTTTCTGTATATCTAAAGGTTCTTCTTTTCCAAAAGTAAAGCCAAATAGTTTTACTGCCATAATCTTAAATCACTTTCAAATTAACCAATTAGGTTATTTAATAACTGTTCTGCAGGATTGCTACTGAATGTAAATGATTGATACTGGAACGAAACACCGAATGTTGATAGTGAATCATTTGTACCAAAGTCTAACGCAACCGGTCCAATTTCTACTGGGAATACACCTCTTAGTGTATATTGTTTTAGTATAGCGCCATTTCTATCTAATTGTCTGATAGTCATGTCTTGTTGATATTGCGATGGTGTAAGAACTCCAGTTTTAGTCTGTAGATCTTCAATGCCGCTCATCCATTGTTCTAACGCTGTACGAATAACAAAACCGGAATCGTTAATAACACTACAATTAAATGGTGCAAATTCTCTATCACCTGCCATCTTAACTAATCTACCGCGATAATAAACTGGAGTAAGACCAATGGTCTGTCCCGGTAATTCCGCAACACTAATTAAAAATGGAGCTTTCTGTACTGCCGCAGATCTTGAACCAACGTAATTCGGGAAGGACAATTCGACCGAGAATTGATTCGGTCTAGCCCCTCCGTTCGTTAGTTCAGATTTAAATCGTTCTACATTAAATGGTATTGCCATTTATTATTCTCCTATTATGCCCCGACTTCTTCGAATGAAATGCCGCTTCTTGTAGCAATGAAATTCAATTGAATGAAGTTAATTGCTCTTGCAGGTTTAATGAATATATCTGCGACAAATTCATTACGATCTATCACCGCGGATGTATTATTTGTTTCATCGCAAACTACTCTAAAGTCTGTAATACCACGACG